AGTGGCGCCAGTAGCAGAGTGTGTTGCAATTTGGGCAAGACTGGAGCCACCCGCAGCAGTAAATGCCCCCGCACCGGTTCCGCCTAACCTGCCATTAAGAATTAACTCCACCCTAAAGATAACTGCAGAACCTGTAGCAACTACGTCCATCTGACGTAAAGTAAGCTGCATGCGATTAATAAGATCACGTGCACCAAGAAGTCCAGTAATACCAGAGTCGACGGTTGGCGCCAAACGGATACTTAGTAGCGCAACGTTAGCAGCACTGGCTGCAAGAGCGGCTGGGGCTCCCAAACCTGCTTGGAAAATGAAAGACTTATCGTCGTCGTAGCGACCGTCCATAATCACCGCAGATCCCCAGTGAGACACGGTCGCCGTAGCTTGCGCTGGAAACGCCGTAACTTGAATTGGAGCTGTAGCACTATAGGTAAACGTTTGTGCGGTAGCGTTACCACCGCCTCCGCTTAAGTTTCCAGAGCCACTGATGTTAACAACAGCCCTAGTTAAACCAGTAAAAGTTGTTGAAGTTTTGCTGTTATAGCGAATGTATTCAATTGCTGCTCCAGTATTACCCGAAGCAGTGACAATAAGAACACCTGATTGCGGGAAATTTGCAGTACTTGCAACAGTTAACGTGTCGACCTGTGTATTAGCCAAAGTTGCAGCCAAAGTTGTCATTATTGACAGCGTATTTGATTCATATCGTGAACAAATATTGCCTGAACGCATGTAAGCTTCCGTATTCCGGTTGCTATTAACAATGCGGTGGCAATAAATAACTTCACCTTTTTGATCTTTGAATCCAAATCGAATTGCGCCAGCACCGTACCAAGAGTAGTCGATGTAGAACATCTGCATCTTGGTAAGATCTAGATTAAATCTGGTAGAACCAAAGCCGTCACAACGATCAATGTTCCACTGGGACTGCGGAATTTTTTCTTCAATACGCTTACTAACAATACAGTTTGAAACGTTGGTAGTTGAACGGTATTCTGGGTAAATAATTAAAGCAGTATCACTTGTAATTGTTTGCACAACATAAGACATACCGCGAATTACGATATAATCGCCAGGATTTAATTGTTTTGAAAATAAAGTACTTGTACCAGTTACAGAAGAACTCCCTGCGTTTACTGCAATTCTGCCTGAAATTTGCGTAGTAGAACTGCGCTTAACTGCATATAAAACCTGACCATCAAACTCAAAGAAAAACCCATTTTGTTCGTCAAACAACCCAGTGCGATTTCTAGATCCGTACCAGCTAGCGGGGTTTACGGTAAGAGGAAAACCTGTAGCAGGTGTAGCGCTTGGGGTAGCTGCGGCAGTATAAGTAAAACTTAAATCGGTAGGTACAGTCTGGACCAAAAATGTTCCGTTATACGCTGTTTCGTTACAGCCTGAAACAACAACAAAAGGGCCGCCAGGTTGTGGGTATAGCGTAGAAGTTGTACCAGCAGACGCTGTGATTGAGCCAGTGGGGGCGTTAATGACGTCAAACTGGAACGATGTAGCGTTTACAACATTTTTAATTACCCAAGTACCGTTGGGAGGATTAGTTGTTGCGGTGGTTCCAGTAACAAAAATGGTGTCGCCAACGATAAAACCGTGGTTAGCAGTTGTAGTGCAAGTTACGGTTAAACCGCTGTTGAATGAGCTGTTATTTATAAAAGCAGCACCAGCAGAAGCACTAACAGCAATACCAGTACTCGCAGCAAAGTTACCGTTAAAGTTGTGAGGATTCTTTAAGTTAACGGTAACCGTAGTACCTGAAGATGTAATGCTATCAACGTTAAGTGCTGGCTTCAAGCAAGTACCCGTACTGAACTGGATACCTTTACCTGACTGATAACGAAAATAACGGCGAGTCTGACGAATTAATTGATTACCAGAGTAAGGGTAACCAACTGAGAATGCAACACCTCCATCGAAAGAACGGTGAATAATGCTGCCGTATGGGCGAGGATAAAGGTTTGTAGTGCCCGCAGTATTAGCAATTGCGATTGTCGGGGCAGTAATAACAACAAAAGTAAAAGTATTAGAGGTAGGCGTTGTTTGTACAACCCATGATCCATTAGGTGCAGGAGTACCGCCAGTAGTACCAGTTACGTAAACAGCATCTCCAGCTGTTAAACCATGCGCGTTTGTAGTAGTACAAGTAATAGTGGTACCGCTAAACGTAAACGCTGTTGTTCCTGTTAAGGGAATACCTGATCCCGTATAAAAGTTACCACTAAAAACATAAGTTTTAGTGACATCGTAAATAGAACCAGCGGAAATTGTATTAATTGCTACATAAGTAAAATTCACACCAGCGCTGGCAGTGTCTACCAAGAACCAACCATTGGCCAAGGGATTGGTTGTGTCCTGGATAAAAACAGGAGTACCAACTGCTGGAGGAGTTGTCGTGGTGACAGTAACAACACGGGTACCAACACCAGCAACTGCTGTAACAACTAGTGGGAGTGTAACGTCATAAAAAGCACTGGGCCTGTTGTTAAGCAGGTTTAGTGTTTCCCATTTAGTGGATTGAGTACTGTATTCAAAGTCAGTATCAATCAGCGCCTGCGGATTGGAAACACGCAGCTTGCCAACAGGATCCTGTAGTGTTTCGCTAGGAGCGATGGAAACAGGATTGTAAAAACGATCTGTCCCGTCCGGGAACATGTGTTGGAACGAAGTTGCAGGCACTGACTTTACCCTTAACGTTGGGAACTTTTTTTAATTCTAACAGCTATGACTAAGCTGCTAATGTGGTTACTTCTTAAAATCCAGGTTGGACTTGAGAAGCCATTGATTTTTCTTGTGAACACGACCACGTTCGACGCCAAGGTCGAGGGTCAGTTGATCTCCGATCTGTTCTGACATTTTAGTCAACTCTTCAAACTTCTGAGCAAGAAGGTTGTGGTTAGTTGCCAGTTGGAGAATAATCCCTTCTTGGTTAAAACAGCTATCCAAGGGAACCTCAGGCATTGTTGAGTAAATCAAATCCTCAACTGTCTTAGGTGTTGCAATATCAAGAGAACGAATATGTTCAGCAATTGTGTCATTGCCGTCCTCTAGCTCCTGGTAGATGCGTTCTGTTAAGAGGTGAATTTGATAAAACTTACCTCCCATCAAGTTCCAATGAACGAGTTGAGTCTGGTGATAAACGTAAACTGAGTCACGAAAGCACTGCGTTAAATGGCAGTAGCAAGTAGTTGACTTGTCGGTTGTAGATTTTGCCACTAGATTACCAAGCCGTGGTAGGCCACTTTAAACTCATTATACGCGAAGCTGGCTCACCACTTAATTTTATCCGCCCAATACGCCGCTGAACTCTTGCCTTTTGCAATATTTTTTGCATGCCTTGCTTTAAAACTTGCGCGCTTTCTCTTCATGCGTTCAGTTTCTCCAGCCTTTGGTTTACCTGCTGTTTCGGCACCTTGTTCTCCAAAGCGAATAATCTTTTCTCCGCCAGGGACACCCTCACCGCAAGCCTTAACAATATGCGACTTATTCGGATGCCCTGGGGTTCTTTGAGGAGTGTTGCACTTCAAGTGTTCCTTAGATAAACGCTTGGCTTTTGCGTGATCAGCCATGATCAAACGTAATTTTCTTTATTCGCAATCAAATCTTGAGCTACTGCTCCGTTTGCTCCTTGTTGAAAAGAGCTAGGAATCCGTTCACTCTTTAATTTCTCAATAGCTTGAGCAACAGCGTCACTATAAGCACTTAAGAAAGCTTTTCCGGGTGGAATTTTCTGCGGATCAGCTTGTGATCCAGGTGAGGTTTGCATCGTGGCAGCTGTACGCAGTAGCTTGCGCTGTTGGAACTATTCTTAAGGAGCAAGGTTTTTGCTCCATCCATGTTCTTAGTTTACCAACCCTTTGCTCTGAATAATGGGGAGTTTGTTTGCACCAAGCCTCCCAGGGGCTGGAACCTTTTTTTTGATTACATGCCTGGCAAGAAGCCGCAAGGTTGTTTCTAGTATTGTGTCCTCCTTTATGTTTGGGGACGATGTGATCGATGGTGGCTGTGCATTCATCTAACTGTTGATCACAGTAAGCACATTGCCAATTCCAATCCTTAAAAATGTATTCTCGAAAACGTTTTCTTGCTCCTTTTGGGCTTAAAACAATCAGGTTGGCGAGTAAATCGTTTTCTGAATGAAACATGGAGATACATGAATCCTTTCATAAAATTACGGTGCAGATACTTGTACTGTGCGTTATGTTGGTACCGCAAGGGAGCATGGCGTAATTGGCAGCCGCATCAAATTTAAAATTTGATGGTCATTGACCGTGGGAGTTCGACCCTCCCTGCTCCCATTATCCCTCTAAAACAGAATCAAGAAGAACGGCCTCTTCTTTTTCAGCTTGTTTTAAGATTTCAATTACCTCCAGGGCGCCGCTTACTTTTAAGTAGCCTTCTTTGGTGAGGAGTAACGATGATTCTGTTGCGCGAATTTGATTTGCAAGATCAGCAAGTTGTTTCTTGAGATCAGCTTCAATTGACTCTAAGTTTTTCATGGTTTTGTTGTTAATTGGGTTATGTTAGCTGGTTACTAACGCTTAGCAAGAGGGGTTAACAAGCCTGCAAGGATCTCCAACATTTTATAAATCTTGCTTATCATAAAGTTTGATTTAGGAGTTTTAGTTGTGTTGATTACCAACAAAGCTAAAACATGCAAGTACCAGATGATAGTTGAAAAATCTTGCAGAGCTTGTGCAGTTTTATGAACACTTGCAGAAACAACGATCATTTAAATGTCCATCCCCAGCCAGTAGCACCGCCTCCAACAAAGAAACGCGGATTAAGATTTGTAAAGGAGTAGTGCTTGTTTTTGCCTGAGGTTGTTGATTGTGCTGACCAACCTCCGCCTACAAGGTCTTGCTCTCCAAACGGATCTTGTACCAGCCAGTAGGAGGGGCCATATCCAGTGATTACGATGAAGTGCCCACCGCCTTTTGGAGCATCGACAGTACCGTGGTGCAGAACACCTGCGGCAACCGGTTTTCCTTTGTCAATTTGATTTTTAACGTCAAGGCTGTCCAAGTTTGTCTTGAAGTCAGCTTTGACGCCAATATCTGCTAGCGCACCGTAATGAGCTTCCCTGGTTGTTGTATCACCATGCTTGTTGACGTAGCGGAGATAATCAACATCGTCCTTGATTCCCTTAACGCCAAGGTACTTCAAACACATGGCAATTGATGATGTTTGGCATTGGCGCCAGCCTTCTGCACCATTGTCCTGCTGCCAGAAGTAAGGGAAGTTGCGGAGGTAGCGAAGATCGCCATCTACGGCGTAGGGAGTGGGCTCTGGAGTAAGCCCAATCCAGTGGTCATCAAAGACCCACCAAGTGCCCAGGGAGCCCATATTGAGCTGTGTGTGGCCGTCTTTATGATCTACTAGGGTGCAATTTGAATACTTGCGACCCTGGTAAACCTTAGCTTTTTGATCGTTAGGAAGGGAATCTGCAGCTACTGGCGCCTTTTTAAACCACGTTTGCTGGCGAGAGGTTACGTTAATTGCGGTCAAAATAAAAACCAAACACTTGGCTTTATCTTAGCAACCTGCTCTTAGTTACTCGTACAGAATGTTGATCGACCCGGCGTCGAACGCGTCGGTGCCGCTCACGGTGGTGATGCGAACGCGGTCAAGGGTGCCGGAGAGGGTGATAGCGCCAGTGGCCATAAATTGCTGCACGCTTCCAGTTGTGGCAGCAATCAATGCAGACGCCACCCAAGTATTACCGCCAAAGCCATTGATTGTCATAACACCATTGTAGTTTGTGGCTGCAGCTGGGACTTGTCCATCAAAAAGAATTCCCGTTGTAGATGATTGACCGTTTACTCCTCCAGTCCAACCAAATCCAGATGAGGTGTACCCAGTAGTTGTCACACTGCCAGCGCCAAGCTGTATTTGCCTTGGGGAGGTTCCATTTGTACTCACCCCGTTAAACATCACCGTAATCCGCTTCACCCAGCTTGGGATGCTAGGAAAATCAATGCTGGTACCGCTGGTGCTGTTCTGTGCGGTGTCACTGACGATCGCACTGGACGATCCGTTGATGACAGCAGATGCAAAGGTCAGCGCACCGCTGCCATTGGTCTGAAGAAACTGCCCACTGGTGCCATTACTAGTCGGCAGTGTGAGTGTATTATTTCCAGCAACAGCAGGAGAAGCAATAATTACGGAGCCTGACGTTGAACCGTTTAGTTGAACACCAGACGTACTAAATGCAACAGGTGTTGACCCGTTGATACCTACACCAATTTGACCGGAACCGCTACGGTAGAATCCAGTGGTGGTTTGGCTAGAAAATGTAATGCTTGGGACGGATGCTGTACCGTCAGGATATGAAACGCCTGCACTAACACGATCAGCGCCAGCAAGAACTACGCCCCAAAAAGCTTCACCAGTTTTGGGAGCAGAACTAAAAACAATATTGCTACCCGAGAATCTAAAACCTTCAGTACCTGTGGAGTCCGGTTTCTGTGGTACGCCACCGACAGAAATCAAGATGTTCTGTTCGTTGAGAGGGAATGGTACAGGTGTAACACCGTTAACAGTAAGCGCAAATGATGTAGTTGTTCCGTTAAAACTAGCAGTTAAACTATCAATTAATTTGTAGCTAGAAAAAGCTACGCCTAAATTGTTCCCTAAATATGGCATTTTTACTCCACTTCAGTAGTATCAATTGTAGCTTCCGCAGGCTCTGGGGCGATTGTTAACTCCTCTACAGTAACGGGGGCCACTTCTTCAACTGTCACAACTACTTGTGCTGCTGCGTCTTCCTGTTCTGCCAAAACATTGGCAGGTGTTCCTACGGGTTGTTCTGCTTCTTCCTCTGCTGAAGCTGTATTGGGGCCTTGGGTTGAGGGTTCTACGGGCCAAATAATCTCTTGGGGATCTAAACCTGCAAACGTTTGGGGAATATCACGCAAGATTTGACGATACACAGCCCATGCGTGCTGATCTACGGTGCAATCTGGAATCATTGTCCAATCTGATGCTGTCAGCGCAGCATTACGTTTGGATAGGGCTTGCTCCCAGGTATAAGGCTGTACATCGGGGTTAGGGAGGGGAATATTACCGTCTTCTAACCACTGAAGGTAGATTGTGTAATCGCTGTTGGATTTATCAGCAGGGATCCAGGCGTTGTCCGCTGTGCGGAGGATGCAGTCAGAAGTGGTGAGTTGGTAGGTCATTGGTTAAAGCTCGGCAGAGGCTGAAAATCCGTTATTTATAGCATTGGAAATCTGCGTTCTTCCGGCTGAAGATGCGGTTGCTCGAACTTGACTTCTAAGCGCAGAAATCGCTGTAAGAGCTGCTGCGCCAGTATTGACTGTAGATATTGATCCAATGATTGTCAAAGTTGGTGTAGCCCTCATTTGCACTGGATGAGATACAAAAACAATCCCATCCGCTCCGCTTGCTTGATAGTTGTCATATTGCAATTCATTATTTGCTGTCCACTGGCAGTAATACCTCTGCGCCAACGCCAACTCCGCCCCAAACGACCTGCTTTCAAACGTACTGCTAACCAAACCTAGCTCCAGTTGAACATTACCAATCGTCCACGTACCACTGATTTGCGCGCCAACAGTAAAGACAACTTCAACACCGGTCGTGGCGGCGGCGGGAATAGCGATGTTAGCTGTGTAACGCGTTACCGAGCTGGTAACTGTGAACGTGCCAGTTGCAATTTGCGTTTTAGTCGGAGTTCCAACCGTACCAAACGTATCTGCTGTAGTGGCGTAATAGGCGGTCCAGGTTACCGTTGTTAGAAGGGAGTTGGCAAGGTCAACGCCGAGAGTAGCATTACTCCCAGCAAGATCGTAAGAGTTAGTGACTTCGATACGTTGGCCAACGCCAACAGCTGTAACAGAAGCCGCACCTGTGATCTGCAAGCGGTTTTTAACCGCACCAGAACCGGCAACTTGCGCGGCTGTAACGTTTGCACCTGTGGAGTAGACATACCAGCGATCAACGGAAGGATAACCAGTGCTTACGGTTGGAACCGCAGTACCAGCAGTCACCGTAGCGGAAGTTGCACGTTGTGCAATTGTCATGCCGCCGTTAATAAAACGGTTACGGAAAGGCCCAACAACATTAAAGACGTTGCTGTTTAGGCCGTCAGCATCAATCTTAGTAAGTGCCATCAGGTCTGCTGTAGATAGCTAACTGTGATATCTAATGCGCTTGAGGTATCTGAACTTGCCCTGAGAACGTCGTTTGCTGTCATGATTACCTTGCTACCCGAGATCATCTCCAGGGAAGAACCTGCAGGGATCGGTGCATTTTTAATTAAGAATGCAGCATCACCTGTGTTGGGAAGCAAGTAAATGTTTCCATTTGCGCTACTGCCTGTTTTATTTGAAACCAGAATGCTAAGGATGATCAGCGTAGCCGTTCCTCCTGCAGTAACAACGTTAGTTGCTGAACTAGAAGTTACATCAGCAGTTGAAAGGCTGGACTTGGTACTTTTTGTGAATGTATTTGCCATGTCAGCCTAAAGCAACGATAAGGGCGAGGTTGTCAGTGGAGCTGAAGGGGCCGTTCACAGTTAAGCCTCCTGAAATCAGTACATTACCTGGGATGGTAATGGCACCTGTTGAGTCTATTGTAAGGCCTGCAATGCCGTTGGCAACTAGCGCAACCTGTCCGACGCCAGGGCTGTAGAGACCTGTGCTAGCGCTGTTAGCAAATTTTAAAGCACAGCTAGAGAGTGATCCAGGAGAAAGGCTTGAGTTTACAAAATCAGCGCGGAGTAACGGGTAACCTCCAACGGTTGAACCGTCATGCACAACAACTGTATCTGTTGTCGTGTCTACAGTAACTTCTCCAACGGCGCCTGTAAAAGCAGCCGTCTCAGCAGAAGTGCCTCGACGTAATTGTATTTGTGTTGCCATGGTATTATTTTACCGCAGTTGCATTCACTGCGTTTGTTTTACAAGGAATTTGCACTTAGTTGATTCAATCCTTTAGAATTACCATAACGCTACAACACGTGCTTTGGGCTACGAAATCATAATAGCTGCAGTTTCTGGCGCAGCCGGGGCTTTTGGCGGGATTCATAAAGCTTACAGCAATGCGCAGGAACGGCTAGGTCGTCGTTTTGAAAAAATTGAAAACGAACTTGATGCCCTCAGGAATACTGTAATGCATGACTACGTACTAAAGGAAGATTTTTTGCGTGAAATGCAAGCTGTGCATACCAAATTAGATCGTATCTTGGATTTTTTGATCAAAAATCCTCATTCTTAGACAGCAACCCACGACGTTGTTGTTGCTTTGTAAATATATAAAGCAGAAAGAGTTAAATCATAATGTAACTGACCGTCTACCGGGTTAAGCGGCGTACCTGCGGCAATTGATGCAACTGCTTTTGGCGTTTGCCATGCAGCCCCATCATAAATTTTTAAGATTTGTGTACTGGCGGTATCAAGCCAAGACTCCCCTTTTGATAAAAGTGTGTGGCCAGTGGGAGTTACGTTTGGTGCTGTGCTTCCCACAAAGGTTGGACCAACCTTGACCAAGCCGGTACTAGGTGAGGCTGTACTATCGGCAAAATACAGTCCAGGATCAGAAGGATTGTAGTTAATTGCAATCTCTGCCGCACCTAAACGAGTGGGCAGAGGTCTGTCATGTAGTAAAGAAGAGCGATTGTTAAGTATCTGATCAGCCATAAAAAATTACGCCCCGTACTCACCACAGTCTATAACAATATCTTTGATCACTTGAGGAGTGTAAGTTTCACAATCAATACTACTGATAGCATTTACTGGCGTCAACGGAACCCCGTTCAAGTACGCACCACAAACAATCAAGCCGAAGCGATAATCAGTTGCATAGTTAATTAAGGGTTCGTTTAAGAACCCAAATTTTGTGCTAGAAACAAGTGTCGGCTCCAAGTTAACAACCTTGCTTAAAACTGAAATTAAACGTTGTGTACTGTTTTGTAAAGTGCCATTATCACTTAAGTTACCGTTAGCATCGCGCACTATATTATCAGTCAACAAAGATGTCAGAAGAGTTGGTTGATAATTAGCTACGGAACGCGGTTGGTTTTTAAAATCAAGTGAAGTTGTTGTGCCTAACCAAGTTTTACCCATTCTTAACATGGTAAGTCTCTCTGCATTTTTATACGCTCTGCTGTTTTCTTTTGTAAAGTTTTTGTAAAAAGTGTCCGAGTCATCGCCGGCGGGGTGATCACTTGGTTCAAGTAACCAAGTCTCCATGTATTTATGTTCAGTTATATTTGTAACAGTGCAATAGCCTGATGTAGTTTGTGAATAAGGATACACAATCACAAAGTTGTTTGCGTCAATAACCTGGTTAACTAAGTACCCACCGGACAACGCCGCCCCGCTGGTAAACTCAAGTGATACCCTAGTGTTAGCAGTGACGTTGTGGTTATTAACAGTGACTAAGATGTTAAAACTGCTTGCTTGGTTATATGTTCCCGTTAAATTAATTACCGCATTTCCTTCGTCATGAACCATTGAAAAGAAAGCTGCGTAAATATGCTTGCACCAGCGCATTTGATAATACAATAGTTCTGTATAACAGTTATCTTTATTATCCTCATAAGTAGGCAGTTGGTAAAAGTTATTAGTAGATATATAACCAAGATCGCTGAAAACACCGACGCTTTCTCTCCTGTCAGTTATGCTGTTGTCTTTATTTAAGGTCGTTCCAGGCTTGACTGAAGTCAACGCTGTGCCCGGAAAACGCTCTTTAGTGTTACTTGAGTAAAAGTTATATCCTTCCCTTCTAGTAAAATCTTGACAACTGCATTGATAGCGTACTTCTGATGTCAAGAAATAGCCAGCATAAAACCCTCGATGTGCTGGATTGGTTAATCCGATAATTCCCTGAGTTGTTTTTGCCCCGTAGCTATCGTTACGTTGAAAAACAATTTCAGTATTATTAGTATCAATAGCTTTTACTGTATAACCAACATAATCGTCATAATTGAATTTTGCAACTAACCGATACACAAGTGCAGCACCACTGGTTGAGCCTGTTGCAATTGTTGTAAGTGTAAAGACAGAAGAAGAGGTTACGGTAATTGTATATAGTCCAGAAGATGCGTTTCCTGTAGAGACATCTAAGTTAATTTTGTTTCCAGTGAATAGTCCGTGATTAGTAGCGCAAGTTACTGTTACGGTGCTGCCAACTCTTGCGTAAGTTGCAACAACACCTGGGTCGCTTTCGCTGATGCGATCTGTGAATCTTTCTCCAACAATTGAAAGTGCTGGTGTAGGTAAGTACCGGAGCTTTGTCCTAATTTCAATCCAGCGAGTGTCATTAAATCCGGTGGAGAGTGCAACAGAAACATTGCCAATTGTCGTTACAGGAGCTACAGCAGTGCACGTAAAAGTATCTGCTGTCTTAGAAACAATAGGAAGCGTTGCAGTAGTTGCCGTGCCACTAAGAATTGCTAAGTAAATATTGTCTCCGGGTTGGAAGCCGTGGTTCGCGTAAGAAACAGTGATAGTTGTGCCCGTTTGGCTATAAGGCATAATTGCAGCAACGCCTAAATAACGTACCGCAATAATAGGAAGACCGAAGTTATAAAAGTTTAACGAGTTGGCATCACGAACAGTTACAGTATGCTCGCCAGTTTCCTCTGAACTGCTTGGGAAAGTAAAGACCCTGGCAGGGATAAACACACCGGGGTACTGTTGAAACGCACAATAAAATCTGTAATCACCTACTGCAGCGCGATTTATTGCTGTGGAGCCGAATACACTTTGTGTTGTTGTGTACAGCTCATAGCCACGACGCCACCGCGACCACAGTGCGTCCCTGTCATAAAAACGGATGCGACTTCTGTACTCGCTATTTTTAGAGGAAAAACTATAGGGGTTGTCAAACTTGCTAAGATCTACGCGTAACTTCTTTTCAGGACCTTCAAATCCTTTTGAAAAACTGCCGTCAAAGTTAATCTTTTGGCTGTTAAACGAGTTATGCCCAAAAGCCACTGTTCAACTCAATAGTATCCAGCTTCCACGTTGACGTAGAACCCGTTCGTCAGTGAGGTTGCACCGCTAAATGCTGCGTACAAAGATTGCCCGCGCTGAAGCGTTAGGCCCCGAAGTTTAGGAGCTGTGGTGCTGTTTGCGCTGGTAAAGTTTGCGCCAGCCTGAGCAACCGGGCGGTTAATCAATGGAAGGATATTCTGCTCAGTTAAGCTATAAGATTGATTATCGTAAGTTGCAGGAATACTTGCAACAAACAAAGGAAAGAATTGGTTAGTAAGAGTTACCGTACTTGTCGACACCAGGTAGAAACAGATGTCAATAGGTAGATAAACATTGACGTTACCTGAAGTCGTAGCCGAGGTTGCGCTTGTCCCTGT